AGGACCAGCAGGAGCATATGTAGGATATGACTTTCCTGGATTAGCAAATACATTATCTGCATTAGGATATAGCCCCGCAGCCGGCGCAGCCGGCAGAACACCAGCAGTTGGTCCTCCAGCACTTGGAAGTGCTGCTAGAAGAATAGCAGCAGGAGCAGCAGGAGCAGCAGCAGCAGCAGTAGGAGCGCAAACAACAATAGACCCAACAACACTCACATTTATTGACGGATGGGCAACTTTTGTACTCGATGCGGTACCAATGCCAGCAGGACCAGGAGCAGCAGGAGGAGCAGCAGCAGGAGCACCCGCACCAGCTCCTGCTAATATAGCCGAATATAACAAAGCCAGAGTTATGATTGCCTACAATAAATTAAATACATTATTACCTGAAAATCCACCAGCACAAGCAGGAGTTGGTGCTATTGCTGCTGCTGCTGCAGGAGTAGCACAACCACCAACAGTAGCGGAAGCAGCTCAATTAAGAGCAGCATTAGGACAAGCTCCAGCTGATGTATACGCCGCAAATGTTTATGCAAGTGCGGTAGCAGGTACTCAGGACCGGGATGCTGCTGGTGCTGCTCCTGCTACTATTGCCGGTACAAATGCATGGATTACCTTCAAAAATTTAGGATATCCTCAAGAAGTTGTAGAACAATGGACAATAGTCAGAGAATTAGCAATATGGCATGGAATTGCAAGAATAGATCATGATTCATGGACTGGTGTTCCTGCTGTTGTTGGTCCTCCTGCTGTTGCTGCTATTGTTCCTGACACTGAAAATAAAAAACAAATAAATATCCAAGTATTATCTCACATACTCTACCAAGGCGCATCTATCGCCTATAGTACTCAAATTGGAAATTTAATTGCTATATTAAATCAACGTGGTGGAGTTCCAGCACCATCTTTCATGGGTAATTATAGTAATAATAACTTATATAATATATTAGTTGCCAAATTAGGAGATAATATTGATACTTTACAAGGATTTATTCCTGAAGATTTAAGAACATTTATTAGCAGCAAATTCACAGGATCTCCAGCATCCCTCAAAAGACTTCTTGCTGTACCAATCAGTGTCAACCCAAATTCAGATTTTTCTTTTGACAGCTTATTAAGCCCACAAGCCCTCGCATTCGTTTTAGATAATCGTCAAAAGAAATTATTTAAAATGGCTCCCCTTAGTATTCAATCATCATTTAATGGACTGTTTGGTAAGTACGGAAATTCATTAAAATTCCAATTAGTTGGTGGCGGCTCATTAGATCCCAATGTACCAATTGAAATGAGAGGACACGGAAAATTTGTTTATGGATCACCTCTCAAAGGAGGTATGGGAGACAATAACTGGCAAATTGTTCCTGAAAATGCCTATTTATCAGCAAAATTAAAATTTGTATTAGATGATGCAATAAGTAAATTAGGTAATAAGTTAACTCCTACAGCGCAAACTAGTATATTAGATTTACATAGAAGATTAGTACAAGCTGAAAAAGACGCAAAAGAAAGAGCAGAACAATTAAAAACAGTTATTTCAATGCACTCCAATGGTGACTTAAAAGTAAATATTAATAATGATACAGATCTTAAATCCGCATCAGAAGAATACAATAATTCTATCGGTAAAGTCGCAAAGTTAGAAAGAAAATTAGGAAGAGTAACCTTAACTTTACTTAATAATTCATAATCTTTAAATTATTTAATATCAATCTAAGATTTAGTTTAAAAAAATTGATTTATCATCATTTTACATTTTAATATAATATTGTTATATTAAAATGACTTCACTCTCTATCCAATTTCAAGACCCATCTCTTGCCGATGTCTATAAGGAAAAATCGAATCATTCAACCGACAGTGGTTATGATTTGTATTGCCCTGATACAATTGTAATTGCTCCTCAATCAGTCGGAACTGTCGACCTTAAAATCAGATGCTCTCCTAATTTTCCATCCGTCTCCGGCTACTATCTTTACCCAAGATCCAGTATTTCTAAGACTCCGCTAATAATGGCAAACTCTGTTGGAATTATTGATTATGGATATCGTGGTAACATCATGGCAAAAGTATTTAACACTTCTACTGAACCCTACACTATTAATAAACATGAGAGACTATTCCAAGTGTGTATGCCAACTCTTCAACCATTTGCTGTAAATTTTGTTGAAACTCTTGATGAGACTGAGCGTGGAACTGGTGGGTTTGGTTCAACTGGTAAATAAACTAACTATCAAATGCCAATCCAGCAACTCCATTAATAATACGTAACACATTATAACTTAATGCATAAATACGAGCAGTTGCTGTATTTTGGTAACTAATTGATTTATCAACTGTTAAAACAAGAGTAATATCATCTATACGTGAAAAATTACATGATCCACTAGGTTGAAATTCTTGTGAATTAATTGAGAAAGAATATGCGTTAATACCTTCACTGGCCGCATTTTTAAAATTCTGAAAATTTTGAATCCATGAATAATATTGTGATTCCCTTGGTGTTATTCTATCTTTACCATTCAATAAGAACTGAACATTTGTAACAATATTTGTTCCAATTTTTTTATCATAACTGTTTGTATAATTAAACATATCAATTAAATTTGAATTAAGGATATAATCAAACTGTGTTACAAAAAAGAGTGATTTAGTAGGATGATTATATAATATCTTTATTTTATTGTTGTTATTAATAAGAGATTTATTATTATCAAATTGTAATTGTTCTATTAAATATTCATGGTTTGATCTGGCAAATTTTAATCTTTCATTATTGTCTAAAAATATATAATCAACATACAAAAATGTACTTCCTAATGTTATACTATCAGTACTAAATACATTGTTTATTTTGTTTAAATAATTATATTCGGTGCCATTGGGCATAACAGTATATGTTGACTTTGTTCCAACTATCGCTGTTCCAGAAACAAATGATGATGTTGATACTAATTTTATATAATATAATCTATTTGTTAATTCATCATATGTTATAAATTTACCATACGTCGTAACATTATTTATAGTTTGGGATAACATTTCATGTGTTTCAAAATTAACCATATCTTCATTTACTGTAATATAATTTGTTGGTCCAATTATTAACACATCAGTTAAATTATTAAATTCTACATTTATTTTAACATCACTATATTCTAAAGCAATTAATGGTAATGCTAATCCCTTATATTTACAAAAATAAAATGGAATTGGTATATGTAATAACTGTGACCCACGACCATTCATATAATCTGTTAATGACGGTAAATTACCAATCAGTTGATTTAATGCGGGTTTATTATTTTTTTGAGATAATTCATACCATATATTTAACCAATCTCCATATAATTTATCTATGATTTTTCCACCAACTTCAAATTCAATTGACTTAATTAATCCAAAACCTATTTTTTCCATCCATGCCGTAATAACTATATTTTTTAAATTTTGATCTTGATTAATAAAGCTTGTATCTACTATTTTTGGTAAATTTGGTAATGTTATACATAAATATATTTCTCCTATTAAATCACCATTTTTTGCTATATTACATGTATATCTTCCTCCAAAATTTGGTGTATTTTGAAAATTTTGAGGAATACTCTCAGAAGAAAAATTCGTATGTCTTTTATAAACCATTTTAAAATAGGTTATTGTCGGATTATGTGTTAAATACATATCTTGTAATCCATATCCAGCGAGTTGAACTAAACCACCTCCCATTTACTTAATATAATATTATATAATATTATATTGAATACAACTAAATTATATCAAAACCAAGTCCACCATATCCACTCATTATACGTAATATATTATACGATATTGTCATAGTCTTTATATTTAAATCTTGCGAAACTGAAGGATTTATATTTACTAATAAATTAATATCATTTAAAAAACTAAAGTTTATAGATCCAGAAGGTTGAGCAGTCATCGGATATAAATCAAAATTATATACATTTATTCCATTTAGGTACGAATTATTGAAAAATGTATATGGTCTAACTTTTTGTGTTTCATCATATGATGTCTTAAATCGTGTATGTCCATTTACTTTTAATTCAGAACTAGTGATAATTGGTGTTTGAGATGGTATAACAGCATTTATTAAATCATTTTGTATATTTTTGTCATAATTTTCAAATGGCATACATAATACTTGTTTTTCTGTTATATTCGCATTGACAAAATTATCTAATATATATGGATATTTCGTTTTAATTAAATCAAAATATTTATTTGATGTCTCATCTAATGCGGAATATTTATTAATATCAATATAGTAGTCGTCTAATGTATAATTATAATATTGCTTTTTATTAACTTTATCTTTTAATCTTGCAAACCATATCATCAATTTAGTTGGATTTTTAAAGTTAAATTTAATTTTATTAATAAATGGTGTATTAGTTGTAAAAACAGAATATTGAACTTGTTCAATTATATATTCATGTTTTGATTCAGCAAATTTCTTTCTTTCATTATAATCAAGTAATATATAATCTACTAAGAGTGACATTTTCATTTTACTTCCTTTCTTAATAGTTGTATATGGTAATTTAACTAATAAGTTATCAAGCGATTTAACTTTAAATTTTAAATTTAATTTACTATACAAGAGAGCAATTATTGGTACCGATAATGAATGAATTTTTTTGTATCTATTAAAAAAGAATGGTAAATCAATATATAATGTATATTTTCCTAAAGATTGTTTCTTAATTATTAAATATTGATCTTGACCAATCATTTTTTTAAGACCGCGATATTGTCCAGGTTCAACACATAATTCAAGGAGACAATTAATAAAATCATCTTCAAGACGTTCAATTACTTCTCCACCAATATAAAATTCATAATAATCAGCAAAAAATACACCAAGTTTTTCTATCCATGAAACAATTGCATTTGCAGGTCTCATATTAATTTGATCAACTAAATTATTAACAGTAATATAATTGGTAATATCATTGTTAGTTTGATCTATCTTTGATAATACATTCTCATATAATCGTAGTTTTTCATCTTCTAAATTATCTTTTTGATTGTTTATATCAATAACACTATTTAATACTAATACATTTGGATCTCCACCTTGTTGATATGTGTATATATTGTATGTTGTTAATTGAATATCTGCTGTATTTTGTATAACAGGTACTGTTGTATTACCAATATATGTATTACTTATTGTAACTTCATCATATGCGATACTACCATTAATAGATGAACTAAATACTAAATTAATAAATTGATTAAATGTATATAATCTATTATATGTGTTAACTTGTATTGAATCTGTTTTTTCAATTAAATGTGGTAATTTGTTGGAAAATATATTAGCATCACTAGTTATATTTGCGCCATGATTCATTAATGTATATCTAACATAATTTGTATCAAATTGTAATGGATCACTAATAAATCCAAGGGAATCTTTTATAGAATATTCTAATTTATATTTCTCTAATGCTGATATATAGTTGGTGTATTGAATAACAGTATTTGATGACATCAATATGTTTCCATTTGATACATTAAAATTACTAGTTGTAAGTGTTAAATTATATTGAAAATCATGATCAACAACTAATGTTTTTAAATCATTTATAAAATTACTAAAATACATATATCCTGAATATTGTGTGATATCAATATTACTTGTTACAATATATGTATTATCCATGTATAAATTCTTATACTGAATAAACAAACTATCATATATATTCGAAAAATTATTATCATAAAAATGGTTTAATTTTATACTTAAATTTCCACGTTTTACTTCATAATCATATAATTTTGGAAGATAATCAAAATCGAATTTATAATATTTTCCCGAATATCCTTGAATATTTAATGTGTTATCATTCAAGTTAATATTTATATTTGAAATCACATTTCCATTATATGTAATATTGCTTATTGGAATTGATTGAATATTAGTGTTTGAAACAGAATCATAATATAAATAATTTGTAATAACATTTGAGTTTTTAATTTCATTTATATAATATTGAATTATATTACCTTTTATTATCTTTAAATCATTGAATGTAATTGTTAAATTCGCATATCCTGTTGGAATACTACTATTAATATACCATATATTCGCATATAAATTTGCTCCATATGTAATTAAATTACTTGAATATATTTCATTATAATCTAATGTTGTTACTAACAAATTACTATAGGAGGTGTTTGCTAAAACACCTGTATTACCTAAGAATGTAATATTACTATTATTGATATTTGATAAATATAATTGTTTTAGAAGAGTAACATTTGAGATTGTTGGTGAGTTTAAGTAATAAAATTGAGTGTATTTGTTATTGTAATTTGTTAAATCAATTAAATGTTGAAAATTTTTGTCATTTATTGCATTCTTA